CATATTTTTGCTACTTGCGCTTGCCACTTTTCTAATGTTAAAATTTCTTTATTGCCGTTTCTTTTAGTAACATATATTTTCATGGTTTGCCTATTTTGGTTATTAGTGGTGAAACATCATGGTGTTTCATTATGGTGAAGTCTTGTAGACAGTTATTTACTACCGTATTTGGCCAGTAATTCAATACATATTTTGCGTTATCAACAAGGACTAATGCCACATCTTCGTTATTATCGTCTTTTGCGTCAACAAAGTCAATGTCTTTTGTTCCCAATAACATCAATGTATAAATCACTCCCAAACCTCTTGCATATAAACAATAATTGTTATCTGCTAAAAGTTCCCATGGGTTAGGCCATTGTGGTATATCAATTGGGTGTAAGTAGTGCGTTACCATTGGGCATTGTTGCCAAAAGTTATCTACTTCAATACATTGCTGTTTTGTGTCAGCATTTTTTATTTTTTCTCTAAGGTCGTGCCAGGCACGCAAACGTGTATAATAATCTAGTATGAAAATGTTCATCAATACTACTTATGCTTAGTATAATGATGATATGAGGAATGCTTCAGGGATTCTTGTTTTGGTATTCTTACTACCTAGCAATATAACTGTTCTCTGACCACGAACAGTATTAATAATAAAAACAATACATCCACCTGCTTTGCTGATAAAGCCTGTTTTGCTTACAATAAAATCATAACCTTTACCTACAAGAGTATTAGTATTGTTATATTGTATTGGCTTTGTAGTTTTAGTTTGCGGCCATATTATATGGCTTTTATTACTTGCTTCTACAATTATTTTATAATCACTTGCAGCCTTTGCTAATTTAACTAAATCTTCTGCTGTGCTAACGTTGTCATTCATTAATCCTGTTGCATCAACAAAACTTGTTTTATACATTTGTAATTTTTCTGCTTTAGCATTCATTGCTGTAATACAATCAAGATAGCCATATGGATACGTGTCACATAGCATTTTGGCAGCATTGTTGTCAGATTTAACAATAGCCAAATCTATTAGTGTTTGCCTGTTTACTTTTCTGTTGTACAATGGTTTAGGTAATGTTTCAGTTAGTGAAACGTTACTATCTAATACTACCATAACAGTCATTAATTTAGTAATACTTGCAATACTACGTACTTCATTAGTATGTGTACCATCTAATATTTTTCCAAATTCGTCTGCTACTAACCAGGCTTGTGCGGTTACGTTAGGTAATGGATCAGCCTTTATTCCATTAGATAGGAATAATAATAAAAAGGTTAGAATAGATATGAGGGGTTTAGAATCTACCAACTGCAACTTCAATTACACCCGTTGTACCTGTAAAGTTTTGCAATGCTTTACCAATGATAGTTCCTGCACGTGCCATATTATTAGCAACAGCATGACCATTAGAACCACTTACCATTAGATCGCCTTTCTGAACTGTTCCAGCAACTTTACACGGCACACGACCTTGTAGTGCAATTTCAGCAACATGATCACCAATGCATTCATTGTTCATAGAGAACGCAGGATTTGTGGTAACAACACCTGCTACACGTGTGCTATCAAAATCATTTGCTATTGTTACTTCTTGTTCGCCACCAAACACTAATACAGTACCTGGCTCATAATCAGCATCAGCAACATATTTTTCTGCCAAGTCAGCATATGTAGCGTTCCATCTTGAACCTGCACTTAAAGTCCAATTACCTGTTACTGTACCTGCTGTAGTGTTTCCACCAGTAGTTAATGTACCTAATGTTACTGTGCCAGTTGATACCGACAAGTTACCCGCTGTAATGTTACCTGTTACTGCTAATGAACTTAATGTTCCAACTGATGTAATATTTGGTTGTGCTGCCGTTGTTACTGTGCCAGCCGTTGTTGCTGCACCGCTTAATGTTGCAGTAATTGTACCTGCACTAAAGTTACCGCTACTATCTCTAGCAACAACCTTGCTTGCGGTGTTTGCACTAGTTGCGTCCACTGCAATAGTATTAGCAGTTCCACCGTTAAAACTTGTACCAGTCAAGTAACTACCAAATGTTAATGTTTGTGTAGTATTTGCTGTAATTGTACCACTACCACCTAATGAAATAGATTGACCATTAACTGTTAATGATGCATTTGCTAATCTTGCTTGTGCAAGAGTACCACTACTAATATTACTTGCATTTAGATCAGTTAGTGCGCTTCCGTTTCCACTCACAGTTGTAAACACACCTGCGGCTGCGCCTATGTTACCTACGTTTGCATTACCGCTAACATTTAAAGTGCCTAAAGTACCTACTGTAGTTAAACTTGATGTTACAATACTTGAAGCAAGTGTTGTGCCAGTTAAGTTGGCTGCATTGGCTGTAATAACAGTATTACTTGCCGCTGTCAATTGTCCTTGAGCATTTACAGTGAAACTTGCTACACGATCACCATTGCCGTAACTGGCTGCTGAGACTGCTGTATTTGTGATACTGAACTGACTACCAGTTAATGTTAAACCAGTACCAGCAGTATATGTGCCAGCACCTGAGAACTGCACCCAGGGTACAGGACTTGTGCCTACTGTAGTGACTGGATCAGTCATTACCCAACCTGTATTGTCATATAATGTACCGGCTGTGACGAATGTAAAGTCTCCACCTGCCATTTCAGTTGGAGTATCAAAGTCACTTGAACGTGTCAATACGGTTGAACTTGTGCGGTCATAGATACCGTTGTGTGCGCTATTAGCCTCGTTCTTGACAAGGATACGCATACCGTTTGATAGTGTTACACCATCGATAGTTGTATATGATCCAGTTGTAGTTAGAGTTGCTCCTACGCCACTTGTGCCATTATCATATGTAACTGTACCACCTGATATTGTAGCCAGTGTACCATCTGTGGCTGCATTACAACTATCATGTGTATGTAAGCCCTGAGCAACGTCATCAACATATTGTTTTGTTGCAGCGTCGGTTGAATTGACAGGTGTTGCAAGATTGATAATGTTGTTGCTGGTCATATCCAAGTTGCCAGCAATACTGCTTACTCCTGTACCACTTACAGTTAATACTCCACCTGTTGTTAAATTACCTGTAGCATTTAATGTACCTGTAACGTTTGCACCTGTACCTGTTACAGTGAATACGTTTGCATTACCGGCTGCACTAATGTTGACGTTGCCACCACTAGCAGGAATACTTAATGAACTTGTGCCGTTTGCTAATGCACCTAATACGTTACCATCTAAGTTACCAATAAACGTTGTTGCTGTTAGACCACCGTTTGCTAAATTAGCACTAAAGCCTGAATTGGCTGCAAGTGCATAATTAGCAGTTGAACTACCATTAACAAATATTGGATAATACGCACCGGTTGATTGTGCGGTGACTACACCAAAATCACTTACGTTTGCATAACTCACATTAAGATTTGCAACACGTGTTGTGCTTGTTACTGTTAATGGTGAAGTACCTGTTGAAACGTTACTTGTTAATGTGCTTGCGACTACAGCAGTAGTTGCGTTTAAATTACCTGCACTTACGTTTCCGGTAAATGTTCCTGTAGTTGCTCCAACTGTACCACTATTAGCATAAACATTACCTGCGGTAACATGAGTTGTTGCATTAAAATTATTTGCTGAAGAGTTTGCAGTAAATGCGCCTACAGATGCAGAAACATTTCCTGCTGTTATATTACCGGTAACGTCTAACGTACCCGTTACATTTGCGCCGGCACCAGTTACAACAACAACGTTGGCATTTCCATTTGAACTAATAGCAACATTAGCATTCAAAAATGTTTTTACATTTGCTGTTCCATTTTGAATCGCTGTTGCGTCAATGCCAGTAAGTTGGCTACCATTACCAATAAAATATGCAGCAGTTACATTACCTACTGCATTAACTTGTCCACCTGTTACGATATTTCCACCGGTAACATTACCGGTTGCACCAATCGTTGAAGATGCATTTAACGTTGTTACGTTTGCAGTGCCGGTAACGTTTAAAAGATTTGTCGCTGTATCAAAGGTTAAATTAGCACTGGCACCAAAATCATTAGCGTTATTAAATTGAAGTTGTGTATTTGAGCCTGCTGCCTGCTGAAAGTCTACTGGATTACCATTAGCATAATAATAATTATTTGTTTTAATACCTGCTGCTGAAATATTTCCGACAACATTTAAATATCCTGATGTAAAGATACCCTCAGCATTATCTGTTGTTTCAATGCCAAATATATTTGCTTTACCTGTACTGCTAAATGTAAGTGCGGCGTTTGAATTGTCAGTTAAATCCCAAAATGTTGCATTTTCAATACTTGCAATTCCGCCATTCTGTATATAAAATGCGTAATTGCCTACTCCGCTACCCATAGCATTACCTAAGATACCAATATTGTATCCACCACTATGTGTATCTACTGAGTAACCTCTAATACCAACTGCGGCGCCGGTGTCTGCTGTATTTGTTACAAATGCTTGACCCTGCACACCGGTTGCTTTAGTAGCGTTTGCTACTCTTGCATGCCCTAATAAACCAATACCTGTGATAGCACTATTAGTGCCGTTAGCAACACCTTCACCCACTAAACCAATATTGTCTGCTGCGCTATTACCTACATTGTCTTGGGATGCAATTGCTTTTGCGTTAGCAAAATCAACGTTACTTGATGTTGCACCAACATATAAACTTGTTAACGTACCTACACTTGTAATATTAGGTTGTGCGGCATATGTAAGAACACCAGTAAAATAATTACCGGTAACTACATTTCCTAAATTAGCATTGGCCGCTGTAATATTACCTGATGCAATAACATCAGTTCCAGTAACTGTTAATACGTTTGCGTTTCCACCAACACTTACTGTGACGTTTCCACCTGTACCAATAATATCTACATTGCTGTTCCCGTTTGCAATACTAGAAACAGATATGTCACCTGCGCTTAATGTACCTGTAACCGTAAGATTAGCAATTGTTACAGTATCGTTAGTCTTATTAAATGTGAAACTTGCGTCACCGGTCAAACTTCCAGCGTCATTATAAAATACTTGAGTGTTACCTGATGCACTGACGGTAGGGAAAGTAGAAGTATTTCCAGCAGAATCCTTAACGACTACTTGGTCGCTAGCGTTTAAAAATAGTGTTCCTTTACCGGCAGGGGGTGTCGGTACGTTTGCTGACGATTCTTGCTTTAAAATTAATGACATGTCATTTCCCTAATACTAGTATTTATCTTTATATTTATCGGTTTTACTGTTTTAAAGTTTGGAGTGCGATGTTGTATTTATGATAATTTTATCCCCGTGTCTACTGAAAATAAGTACATTATGAACCTCAAATACAATTATTATTACTTCAAATCTGTGATTTCTGCCGAAGATTGTCAAAAGATTATAGATTTGGGTCTTAAAAACATATCTGTATTAGAATCCAAAGGGGAAAGTATACACGGTAAAACTGGTGGCAGTTATGAAAAACAAAGTATGCCTAATGCTTTGCCCCAAAATGAAATGACCCTTGAAGAAATACGTAGTAAGAATTTAGATAGACCATACATCAGAGATAGTAAAATATCTTGGATACAAGACCAATGGGTGTATGATTTGTTATTCCCATATATACATACTGCTAATCGTCAAGCGGGGTGGAACTGGCAGTTTGATTTAGCAGAAAATTTACAGTTCAGCGTATATGAAAATAACCATTTTTATGGCTGGCATAGTGATGGTAGTAGTGACCATTTTGCTGCCTATAAACGATACATTTACGGGGTAACAGAACAATCATTTAACAAAGATAGATTGCCAGAAGGTTATGTTACAGAACCAAAATTTGTAGGTAAAGTTAGAAAAATATCTATGACTCTTAACTTAAATGTGCCAGATACATATGAAGGCGGAAACTTAAAGTTTGATTTTGGTCCGCACTATGACGGTGACAGACTACATGAATGCACAGAGATACGTCCTCAGGGTAGTATTATAGTGTTCCCGAGTTTTATACCTCATTGTGTTACCCCCGTAACTAGTGGAAAAAGATACAGTCTTGTTATGTGGGTGTTAGGAGAACCATTCAAATGAGTGATATTGAAAATATACAAGCATTTTTTAATGAAAACAAGTATGTAGTCATTAGAAATGTATTATCTCCTGATACATGCCAAATACTATATTTTTATTGTATTAACAAGGCTAGGGCAATAGACTTTAAATGTTTCCAGGAGAAAGCGATTTACGATCCCGATTGGGACGGAAATTTTGAAGATCCACAAGCATATGGAGCATATTCTAAATACGGTGATCCATTAATGGACGCATTGCTTATGATGCTAAATGGAGAAGTAGAACAATATACTAATTTGAAACTAAAGCCAAATTATAGTTATTGGAGACTATATCAATATGATCAGGAACTTAAACGTCATAGAGACCGTGATAGTTGTGAAATATCTGCTACGATATGTTTAGGCTACGATACATCTAATATAGATACCAAAGTTTATCCAGATTATAAATGGCCTATGGTAGTAGAATCAAAAGATAGAGAAGAAGGAATGCCGATAAGTCTAAGCCCTGGTGATATGATTATCTATAAGGGGTGTGAAGTTGACCATTGGCGTGAGAAATTCTTAGGCTTAAATCATGCTCAGTTATTCATACATTATAATGATGAAAACGGCGAGTACCGTAATATATATGACGGAAGACCAATGATCGGTATTCCAAAAAAATATCAAGGAGTTATAAAATGATACCAGTATTTGATTATAGAAATATTAACGATGACCATAAAAAGGCAGCAGAAGAAATAGCCAATATACTTGCAGATAGTGGACAACCTATGCTTAGTGAATTGGTAAAATTAAGGTTTGAAGTTGTTGAACGGCCTAAGTATAATCTCAATGATAGTCCTTTTATTGACTTTTGCAAGAAAGCAGGACTACATTTTGTTATTCAAGGATATACAGTAGAAAATGGTATAGAATATCCAATGATAACATTATGCGAAGATATAAGAAAACTTAATAAATTACATGAAGTAATGCACAATGACAACAGTAGTGGGGGTTAATAGAGTACACAATGCATCTGTTACTATTATAAGTAATGGAGAAACGGTATTGCATTTAGAAAATGAACGATTGTCTAATATAAAGTATGATGCATACCCGTTTCAAGTACTCAATAAACTACCAAACTATATAGATAGTTGTGAATATTTAAGTATAGCCGGAGTAGGTCCACTTACAACAGTCGATTCATTCTCTAACGATGACACTTATAGTACCTTTGTAAAACATCTTAATAAGAAGTTTAATACTAGCCCAATAACAGTACATGATTATTGGGCTAGCCATCATAAACTACATGCCGCACAGTCATTTTATAACAGCGGTTTTGATACTGCTGTATGTATTATTAAAGATGGTATGGGCAGTGAAGTTCATTTTGATAACCATAAATTGCAAGAAGGATCGTATGGTCGTGAGCAATCTAGCGTCTATCATGCATCATATCCCGATAGAATTGAACTAGTAGAACAAAAGGTCAATGTTCCTTTCGCAGCCGAATTTCAGTTAACAGATAAGATTTATTTGACTAATTGTGCTAGTGAAGCACTAGCATTTCAAAAAACATCTAAGTATTTTGGTTTTCATGAATTGGATGCAGGCAAAGTAATGGGTATGAGTGCTTATGGTAAGCACGATAAAAATATACCGCAAATAGTCATTGATGGTAAAATAAATCCAATTCTTTTTACATACGACAATGACGATTTAAGAACATACAGATTGGCTGTAGATAGGTTTCCTTATTTAAATACTGATGATTTTCAAATAAAAGCCAATTTTGCATATGCATTACAAGAAGCCTGTCAAAGAAATGTACTAGAAGAAATATATCGTATCATTGATAAAACAGGGTGTAAAAATATTTGTTTAGCAGGTGGATTCTTTTTAAACTGTGTTGCTAATAATTATTATAGAAAACATCTACCTAAAGATGTGAACATTTATATAGAGCCAATAAGTAGTGACGCAGGTACAAGTATGGGTGCTGCCCAACTAAGTTATAGGCATATTACGCAAGATTACAATAAAAAACCTCAAACAAGTTTATACTTAGGATTACACCACAATTATGCAAATATTGACCAGTTGTGTAAAAAATCAAAAGTAACAACGGTTAACGACACTATCGTTGCTGAACTATTAACCAAACAAAAGATTATAGCAATCTATCAGGGACGTAGTGAGTCTGGACCCAGAGCATTGGGCAATCGTAGTATTTTATTTGATCCTAGGGTTACAAATGCAAAAGATATTGTGAATACAGTTAAGCAAAGAGAGTGGTTCAGACCATTTGCAGGTACAGTATTACATGAATATTGTAATGAATATTTTGACATGGGTTTACTTAATGAAAGTCCATTTATGATGTATGCTGTGCCTGTAACAAAAACATCTATTGTACCTGGAATATGTCATGTAGATAATACTTGTAGAGTACAAACACTTAAAAAAGAACAGAACGGTAATTACTACAATTTGTTAAATGAATTTTATAAACTTACAGGCGTCCCTATTTTATTGAATACTAGTTTCAATCTTGCAGGTGATTGTATTGTTGAGACTGTAGAAGATGCAATTGAAACATTTGAAAAGTCCAATATAGATTATCTGTATTTACCAGAATTAGGATACTTACTTGAACATGTATAACTTTTTTACTGATGATTTTACTATAATTAACAATGCTATATCGCCTGATGTGTGCAGACTATTGGCTAGAGAATTTAGAATGAGTAGAGATTTAGCAATGTCTGCTAACAAGAATAATCCTAATATAAAACACCCTAGTGCTAAACAAATAGATTATCCATTTGAAGATGAAATGGTACGTAATTCTTTCAGTTGGTATAGTCCATTATGTTTTGAATCATTGAGTGATACGTTAATAAAAGATATTGTACAAAACACGGTAGGGCAAGAAGTATATCCAACGTATTCATACGCTAGGATTTACTATAAGGGGAGTCAAATGTTTAGACACGTTGACCGTTCAAGTAGTGAATTTAGTGTTAGTTTGTGTATTGATACGGACACAAGCATTGACCCATGGCCATTAGAAATAGAAACTAAAGATAAGAAAATTATAAAGGTTATACAGAAGCCTGGAGATTTAGTAATTTACAAGGGCAATAATCTATATCATTGGCGCCAAAAATATACAGGATTTGAACATATTAGTGCTTTTATGTTTTATGTTATGGCTAACGGTCATAAACGTGAACTAAAATATGATACTCGACCTTTGTTGGGTATGGGTTCAGAAAATAGAAAACTAAGTTCAGAAGAACAATTTAGTTTATATCCTACAATACATTAATATTTTAGTATAATAATCCCTGAGCCGCCGGCTCCGCCTCCACCTGGACCACCTGCAGGAGACCCGTTTCCGCCTCCTCCTCCGCCACCTGTGTTCACTGAACCGGTACCGCTATTTCCGGCACCTCCTCCGCCATTACCGCCGTTGCCAGCACCTGTAGTAGTTGGGCCACCACCCCCTCCTCCACCACCTCCTGCATAGTAGGTTGGAGTACCTGAGATATCGCTAATTCTACCGATTCCTCCAGGAGCAACTTGACCGCCTCCTCCGGGAGTTCCTGCTGCTCCTGCTCCGCCGCCCCCGGCTCCTGTAAAGGGAGGTCCATTTGGATTCGCTCCACCGGGAAAACCATACCCATATGTTCCACTATCACCAGGTTGACTAGGTTGTGTTCCAGTACCTGTAGGGCCGCTTGGACTACCACCTCCTCCTCGGCCACCCCCGCTTCCACCTGGTCTTCCGTCTGCTACTGGGCCACCGGGTCCTGCTCCGCCACCACCACCGCCAACAGCAGTCAATAATCCAAACACACTGTTCGTTCCATTTGAACCATATAATTCACCGCCGTTATTAATTGCTGCGCCTGCACCAACTGATAATGGGACTGTGCCTGAAGGAGTTACTGGATAACTTGGATGATCAATCATGCCACCTGCTCCTCCTCCGGCTCCTCCGTCTGTTCCACCACTACCTGTACCACTATTACGTGTTCCACCTGCACCACCGCCTGCCACAACTAGTACTCTCATACTAGATACACCATACGGTACATTGAACGTTGCAGAACCTGTACTTGTATATGAAGTGACAACAGGCGCCTTGACAATAATATTAAAAGTTCTATCAGAATTGTTTCCAGCATTATCAGTTGCTCTTACTGTAAAACTATAAGTTGTGTCTGTGGCTACAGAAGGGATAGTACCTGTTCTACTAACAACTCCCGTAGATGATGCTAATGAAACATTAGTTGGTAATGCACCTGATGTGATACTATAAGTTACTGTAGCCCCTGAGTCAGGATCAATCGCCGATAATGTAGCAATTGTAGTTGGATATGTAGCCCTTGAACTATCATATATTGTTGCTAGTGTTCCTGAAGCAGTTTGCCAACTGGGCGCGCCGCCGCAATCAATTGCACCGGTAAGCGTTGCAGTTTGTCCGGTAGGTGATGTTACTCTAACACTTAAAGGTTCGTCAGCAACGGTAAAATCTTGTGGCGTTGTAAAAGTAATTTGTCCGCCATTATTTATAGTAGTGGTACCGGGTGAGTAGGTTGTTCCTAAAGTGTTTAGAATTGTTACAGTTGTTCCTTGTATAAATCCTGTACCGCTCAATACAAATGATGTACCGCTTTCTCCGTTATAACTTGTAGGAGTAACCCCAGTTACAGATAAAGCAGTTAATGCTACCCATCCGCCGGGAGTATAAAATTCAACAGCATTTGTGGTAGAGTTATATCTGGCTGCACCATTTGCTGGACTACTTGGACGTTGGAGAGTATTACCAGAAGGTAAATTTAAGAATCCCGTGTCGTTTACGTTTGTATTTTTAAGTGTAGCCATGTTAGTATTTAATCAAAATAATTCCGGGTGCTCCATTTCCACCTGCACCTCCTGCAGGACTTGCACCTGATGCATTATATCCTGCACCACCACCTCCGCCTCCGCCGGTATTAATTGTACCTGCGGTACCGTTAGATATAGGAGATGCAGTTGATCCAGTGCCACCGCCGTTTCCTCCTCCGCCTGTGCCGCCTGCTGCCCCATTAGATCCTACACTTCCTCCACCACCTCCTCCACCAGCATAGTAAGCAGGGGAGCCACTAATATCACTAACTCTTCCTATTCCACCTACTCCAGGACCACCGGCATTGCCTACATTACCAGCACCACCTGCTCCACCCCCACCTCCACCTATATAGGGAGGTCCTGATGCTGGAGTGTTACCTCCTGGGAATCCATACCCATATGTTCCACTGGCACCCGGTTGACTAGGTTGTGTACCTGTACCACCACCTGTTGGGCTTCCGCTTCCACCACCTCCACCTTTGCCTCCACCACTTCCACCTGGACCGCCGTTTCCTGCAGGAGTAAGTGGGCCGGCGCCACCATAACCACCTCCAACAGCAGTCAATGTATCAAATGTAGTTGGTGTTCCTTGTGCTCCAGGTGTCATACCTGATGAACCACCTGCACCGCCTGCGCCAACAGATAGATTTAATATAGCGCCTGGCGTTACAGGATAACTTGGATGATCAATCATGCCGCCTGCACCGCCACCAGCACCACCGTCAGAACCTGATGCATTTACACCTACGTCCCGAGTTCCACCACCGCCTCCTCCTGCAACTAATAAAACTCTTAATGATGTAAGTCCTGTAGGAACTGTAAATGTTGAACCACCTGTACTTGTATATGAAGTAACTACGGGTGCATATACAAGAATATCAAATGTTCTATCAGCAGTGTACCCGGTAGAATCAGTAGCACGAACAGTAAATGTATATGTTGTAGTTGTTGCAACTGATGGTATTGTGCCTGTTCTAGTAATTACGCCATTACTACCCAATGACATATTGGTAGGTAGTGCTCCGCTAACTAAAGAATACGTAATTGCATTTCCATCAGGATCAGTTGCAGACAATGTGATATTTGGATAAGATGCTCTTGCAGAGTCATATATGTTTGCAACTGTTCCTGCTCCTGTAACCCACGTCGGAGCATTACCTGCTATTAAACAATTTGTTAGTATTACAGAAAATCCCAATGGTGTTGATACTCTAATAGATAATGGTGAATCACTGCCCCCAAATGCTTGAGGAGTAGTAATCGTCATAGTAGTATCATTGTTTACTGTGGTTGTTCCTGGGGTAAATGAAACATTTGACCTATTAATCAACGTTGCTGCACAACCGGCATAGAATCCAGTTCCTGTAATTGTTATTGTTGTGTTTGTTGCTCCTGAGTATGTTGAAGGAGAAATGCTACTAATTGATAAACTTGTGAGTTCTGCCCAGCCCTGCGTTGTGTAAAATTCAACAACACCTGTTTGTGTATTGAAACGCATTGTGCCTGGCGTGGGACTAACCGGTCTCTGACTTGTATTACCTTGTGGTAAATTCAGAAACCCAGTATCATTAACATTAGTATTTTTTAAATCAGCCAATTCTTAATCTCTTATTAAGGTTGTGGAGGTAACTCATCCCAACGCAATTCTTCTTCATTCCATTTGTATGGTTTACCGTCATCAGGATAAGGAACTCTGCTTTCCCATAAACATGTTTCTTCATTTAATATCCAACTTGGATATGGCTGTTGCTCATAAAATGCATCACGCACAGGATCGTATACATATCCTATACCAGCGTAGTTTTTACGGAATGGTTGTCCTCCTTCTACGTGTACACCACCGCGAGTATTATAACTAGTGCGTTTGCAGAGTTGCCCACGAATATCCCCGTAATGTCTTTCCCAATCGAAATTACTTTCATCTTTACCGACAATTACTTCGGTTACTACATAGTTTTCATCTAAAAATGCATAGTGTGCCATATTAATTCCTCAATCATGAAAATGTTACAGTACCTGTACCTGCTGTAACAGTATAAATTTTAAACCCAGTCATTGATGTACTTAGACTTGATGTGATGCCTGCTGAAAAAGTGGCTGTATAAGTGTTTGGTATTTTAATTATAATGACACCTGATCCGCCATTTCCCCCGGCAGTATTACTTGATGCACTCTGACTTGAACTTCCACCTCCACCTCCACCACCTGTATTTGTTGTAGCGTTTGTCCCATTTGATCCGTTAGTTGTGTTAGTTCCGCCAGTACCGCCACCTCCTGTACCACCTGATCCACCCACTGATCCTGAAACTGTTCCGCCACCGCCCCCACCTCCACCGCCGGCATAGTATGCTAGTGTTCCGGTCAGTGTGACTGGGAATCCAGTTCCACCATTTCCACCAAACGTTTGACCTGGACGACCATATGTACCTGCGCCTCCTCCTCCACCAGCCCCGCCTGATGCTCCTTGTGCGCCACCGTTATTTCCCTGACCTGCTGTTCCTGTTGCTATAGTAGCCGCTTCTCTTGAGGCTCCTCCGCCGCTACCACCAGATGCGGCTGCTTGTCCTGTAGTACCTCTAGCGCCGTAGCCTCCACCTATACAAGATATAGTATGAAAGTTACTATTGCTACCTGATGCACCTACACTCGCTGATGCTCCGGCGCCTCCTGCTCCAATTGTAATATTGTATGGCACATTTAAATTAAAATCAAAGTTACCTCTTGCAAAACCACCTGCACCACCGCCACCAGCGGCGCCATGATAACTTGCGCCGGCTGCTTGACCACCACCTGAGCCACCTCCAGCAACTACAATATATTCTGCTGAAGCAGTTGGGCTTACATCAAATCTCATAGTTCCTGCACCAGAGGTAAATTTAGTAATTTTATAATTAGCGTCTATTGGTATAGTTTCTGATGTTAACCCTGCACCAGTAATTGCGTAGTATGATGAAGGATATTTAAGTACTACAACTCCACTACCACCTGATCCAGATGCTCCACCTCTACCTGGTGTTAATGGTTGAGAACCTTGACCATCTTCAGAACTACCCCCGCCACCACCACCGCTATTTGGCATACCGTCAATGCCATTAGAATTAGCCTGAGGTTGAGGGCTAGTATTTGATTCTTGTGCGCTAGTACCATTACCTCCACCGCCTTGTCCACCCGCGGCTTGTGCTAAAACACTTGATGTACTATATGAGCCACCGCCACCACCGCCTGCGACCCAGCCATTATCTCCAATTAATGTTCCAAATGTTGCACCAATATTTACGCCGGCTCCACCTGCGCCACCAACAGCATTATTGATAGTAGTACCACCTTGTGCGCCGGCTGCGCCAGCACCACCCCCTCCTCCACCTCCAGCATTGTTAGAAGTTGATCCTGGAGCACCACCACTATTTCCATATGAAGTCCATCCTGAGTATGATGCTTGTGTAGAAGTTCCTCCAGAACTTCCTCCGTTTCTACTTGCGGCGCCTCCGCCGCTTCCACCATTACCTGCTACGCCGGCGCTATCAGATGGACCACCACCGCCACCACCGGTTGCGGTAACAGCAAAGGCACTAAATGTTGTGTTACTTCCGGCATTACCTGTTGCGCCTGCACTATTATTTCCGTTAGGAACGCCGGCTCCTCCATTACCTACACTTACAGTATAGTTAGTTTGTATCAATAAACTCTTTTGAGAGCCAACTACAACGCCACCAGCACCGCCTCCGCCTTTACCTGTATCCTGATCACCGTAACTTGTTCCACCTGCGGCGCCGCCGGCAACTAATAATACATCAACATTTAATGGGGAACTATTACTAAAGAATGCTACACCTGTTCCAGCAGTAAATGTTGTTGTACTATAACTACCTTGAGTAACAGTAGATCCTGTTAATCCACTATCCCAAGTCAAATAATATATACTTAAATATTTTATTACTACAATACCTGAGCCACCATTGGCTCCTGCATACGCCAGTTGACTAGTATATCCACCAGCACCTCCACCACCTCCTCCTGTGTTGGTAGTACCTGCTGTTGCTCCTCCAGTAGCACCACCAACAGCATTATTTCCGCCGGTACCTCCGCCACCAGTGCCGCCGGCTGCACCTGTAGGTTGTCCTGCATTAGTTCCACCGCCACCACCACCGCCAGCATACCAAACTACTGCGCCAGTTATAGCACTAGTTGCTCCAGTTCCACCTGTACCAGATGAAGATGATGTTGCGTTTGCACCAACTGTACCGGCTCCGCCACCACCACCTGCAGTTTGATATCCAGTTGGTCCACCACTACCACCATTATTACCTTGACTTGGAGTTGTAGATGGTGTATTACCTGCACCACCTGACGCTTGCGGATAGTTATAATTATTTGCGGTGCCTCCACCTGAGCCACCTGCCTGACCATTACTTGCAGTTGGCTTTGTACCTGCAGGGCTCCATGCGCCGACACCTCCTCCGCCACCACCCGCTGATGTGATACCAGAAAAAATACTGTTACTTCCACTTACAGGAGTTGTTGCACTACTTGCGCCGCCGGCACCAACTGTTATAGCAAAATTTGTGAATAGTGTTATTGGATAAAAAGTTCCTGTTCTGAAGCCGCCGGCGCCGCCGCCACCACCTCCATCATTATAATATTGCTCACTACTATGTCCGCCGCCTGCACCGCCTCCACCTACAACAAGATATTCTACATCAACAGTTGTACCTGCAGCAGTACGTTCAACATTCATCCAAGTACCATATCCAGCATCATAATACTCTACACGTCCTGATGTTGTATTATAACGCATATAACCATTGGCAGGGCTAGCAGGTCTTTGGGCGGTAGTTCCTACTGGTATTTGAATATACCCTGTATCATTGACTGTTGTGTTCTTTAATGTTGCCATATTGTATTTAACTGAATGAAATTGTTCCTGTACCGGCAGTACATGTATATATTTTATATCCTGGCACAGAAACAGTATCAACACTTGATGTTATTCCCACTGAAAAAGTTGCTGTATATGCACTAGGAATCTTTAATATCACTACACCTGTGCCGCCATTGGCGCCATTGCCGGGAGTGCCACCGTTAACCATTCTTGATCCGCCGCCACCTCCACCACCTCTGTTAGCAGTACCTGCTACTGCATTGGTAGACCATGCCCCTCCTATACCAGCACCAGCACCACCACCACCGCTGCCGCCGGCTCCTGCATAACCGTATGATTCTAATCCACCTGCACCGCCACCACCTGCATATGTTACGCTTGTTCCAGTAATAGAACTTGCTACGCCATTACCTCCGTTTCCACCTGTATATTGAGACGGACTATCAGATCCATTACTACCTGCGGCACCGGCACCACCCCCACCACCCGATCCTTGTTCTGTAGGTCCAGCATTACCACCATTATTACCTTGTCCGACTGTACCGGCGCCGCCGGATAACGATCTGTATCCTGATCCGCCACCGCTACCACCGCTTCGTCCTATTCTAGTAGCATTATTTTGATCACCGCCCGATCCGCCACCTCCACCTCCTACTGCGGTTTGAGTACTAAAAACTGAATTAGAACCATCTGAACCATTATTATTAGTAGCACCCGTTGTGCCGGCTGAACCTCCGGCACCAATTGTAACAGTATAGGATGTTCCTACGGTGACTCCACTTATTGTACCTGTTAACATGCCGCCGGCACCGCCTCCACCACCACCGGTGTATCCACCTGCATTAGAACCGCCACCTCCACCTCCACCTCCAGCGACTACTAAGTAATCTAAACTAAAAGAAGGTGATTGGTATATAGGTCTCCATGCTGCTCCTGCACTATCATACCATTCTATATAACCTAATGTTGTATTATAGCGTGTCATACCCTGTACAGGGCTGGCTGGACGTTGTGCCGTAGTACCTGCAGGCAATGTAAAGAATTGCGTATCATTGACTGTAGTGTTCTTAAGTGTTGCCATTATACTTCTACTTCCTCAATCAATAGAGTGTTTATATCTATAGTAAAACAACATATATTTTTGTGCGCTACCAGTTCTTGAATTTCATAACTTTCTATAGGTAAATTTAAATCTGATGCCTGAATTTGTCTTAATTCAGATAATAATAAAGTATCATTGTTATACCATTCAAACTTATAAACAAAATGTCTTTCAGAGGTAAGAACCCTAGTGTTTTTAGTAATTTTAAGTTTATTTACTACGGGTTTCATTTTACGTATATTGCTCCATATGCATAATAATCTCCACCTGATCCAGTCCAAAAATAATTATTTGCATAATTACCTGCGCCATTGCCTCCCCAAGGACTTCCGTCCCAACATCCACCATACCATAAAGGAGCATTTCCATACTGTGTAGAGCATACACCTTGATCATATGCTGACCAACCATAGTTACCTGCAATATGGTAAGACCATAATCCAGGGGTTGTTCCACCAACTTCGTTTGTCAAGCCTGACGCATTAGACCATTGATACGATGCTGTCCAACCACTCCATGTCCAGCGACTTCTTCTTGCAGCCGCAGTTGGACCTGCACCAGATGTTGCAGTCATTGCAACAACATATCGACCACTATTATTTCTTGATGCAATAGTATCCCATGCCATTAGACCTGCCATAAATGAGAAACCATATACATTACTAGATCCTATGTTTAGTGTAGAACTACCTATATAACTATAATTTGTAGTAGATTGACTATAAGTTACTGCATTTATAGCAACCCCGCCATAATGACTTAAAACCATAACCCAACCACCACCGCTATAATCCATATCTACCCAGTATTGTCTTGCAGTGCCATCTAAATTTAACCAATACCAACCAGTAGTAGCACTAGGATTTGCCTGTTTGATTGCTACAGAACTCAATGCCGCTCTTGCCGCACTAGTACCGTCTCCGCCGTATATAGCGGCATTAGTCCAAGCACCGTTTAAATATACCTCTAATGCGTTTGTATCACTATTAATTCTAGATTGTCCAGTGGCTGGACTTGCAGGTCGTTGAGCAGTAGTACCAACCGGAAACTGCAAATATCCTGTGTCATTGATTGTGGTGTTCTTAAGTGTTGCCATTATTATAATCCAAATTTAACCCACTGAGTTCCTGTATAAACTTCAGCATACCCCAATGTAGTGTTAAATCTCAGCATCCCCGCAACAGGGCCAGCAGGTCTTTGTGCAGTTGTACCTGCAGGTAATCCTAGATATCCCGTGTCATTGAAAATTGTATTTTTAAGAGTTGACATTTAATATCCCCATATCTGAAACTCTAGTGTACATATCCAACTAACACTAGTCATTCTTACATATCTTGCAGAAACGTTTGGTATCACTACTGTTACTAAACCATTAGTAGAACCAGTATCCGCATATACAGGAGTTGTTGCTTGAGTAGTCCAAGTAGAATTATCTGTAGACGTTTGAACTGTTTTTCCTTGAGTATATGATGTACCCCAGCCTCCGGGTAAGTTACTGAGATAGTCATAGCCAACAATCAATTTAGTGACTGTTTTTATCGAACCCAAATCAGCAAGAATGTATTCAAATGATGTATTTAATGATCCCCATTGATTACCATTTGTTGCACCGTTAGCATTATTATCATTCATATATTGATAAGTTGGGGGTGAATTTGAACTATATGTTCCACTAACTGTATAAGTTACTCCTGTTAAAACTGCTGCTGTACCTGCGGCAGGACTAACACTTACCCAGGCTGTTCCTGAATACCACTCGGGAATACCTAATGTTGTATTATATCTAAACATTCCGGCTGTTGGGCTTACGGGTCTTTCAGCAGTAGTGCCGTTTGGTAGTGTTAAAAATCCTGTATCGTTGACAGTAGTGTTTTTTAATGTGGCCATATTACACACCAAACCTTGTTCTTAGTGCTTGATAATTTTGAACAATTTTTTCAGAAGTTAACGCACTATTATAGACTTGACAAGTATATATGGTTCCACCAAATTGCTCGCCTCCTGATGTGTTTGTTCCCATCCTAAAGGCTACTGCGCCTCCTAAAATAGATGAAGATGACCCTACACGTATTAATGTGTTGTTTATGTATACTTCTAAATCGCTTCCTCTTCTTAACGCAGTAAATTGAATAATATTAGGTGAATAATATGTTCCAGCAACTGCATATGCAGAACTATTTGCCAAATACATACCTACATATGATACTCCGTAAAACATTTGTAAATTGCCAGCAGGATAATTGCAAAAAATTGTTTGGGCAGCTGTAGTACCATCTCCTTTGATCCACATCATCACTGTAAAGTCAGTACCGGTCAATAAGCCAGTGGGCAGAGTGACGTATGTATTACTTTTGTTAAATTGAAATCCTCCACCATATGTAGAAGAATATGCTGGACTGTTAACTAATGTGGCATTATTACCATTACCTGAAATATCATACCAAATTGTCCCTGTTCCTGAATACGAAGCGGGTTCGCCAGCGTCATATCTTGCTACAAGATTATTACTTGTTATAATGTTGGGCATATAAGACCAAACATTACCTAAAGAAAAACACTCTACAGTATTAAGTGTCGAGTTAAACCGTGTTTGACCTGTAGTTGGACTCGCAGGTCGTTGCACAGTGGTACCATTAGGAAGTAGAATAAATCCTGTATCATTGACTGTGGTGTTCTTTAGTGTAGCCACTTTGCACCACCTTTATTTCTTAGATTTGCGTTTGGTGCCTTTAAGACTATCAATTTCGTCCTTAAGGACTTTGATTGATTCAAGCAAATATACTGTCAATCTTGAATACTTAACGCTATCTGGATTACCATCTTTATCTAATCCAACTAAGTTTGGAAGAATCTCTGCGACTTCTTCAGCAACAAGACCTGCTTCACCCTTTAATGTACCATCTTTTCTGTCATAGATATGACCAACAAGTTTTAATACAGTATCTAATGGATTCTCAATTGGTCTAAAGTTTTCTTTTAGAGCCATACTTGATGTTTCAGTCAATGTAGTAGCAGTTACCCCGGCTGCAAAAGTTACATCACTACTATTATAGGTTACAGTCATAAAATTCGTGTCAACATTGTTGTCTCGTCTAAACAATGTTACAGTATCAGGTGAAGAATTGTATTTGATACCGCCACCAAATATTCTGCTCTGTCCCACATATACAGTAGCATTGACTTGTTGGGCGCCTGCACTAGTATCGCCGCAAACTTCTAATGTAGCAGCACTATCATTATTAGAATGAATAGAAGCAGTTATGCCTGCATTTTTTACAGTTAAACCTGTTAATGTACCAACCGATGTAATGTTTGGTTGTGCGGCTGTTGTTACTGTTCCTGCTGTTGTTGCAGATCCTGCACTACCACTTACATTACCAGTAACATTACCTGTAAACGTTGTAGCAGTTACTCCAGTTAATCCAGTTACTGTTGTAGTTGTTCCACCAAGTGTAAGTGTTGTATTACCTAATGTTAATGTACTATTTGCAAGTCTTGCTTGATCAATTGTTCCTGAACTAATATTACTACCGTTGAGTGTAGTTAACCCAGCACCATTACCTGTAAATGAACCCGTGTTCGCTGTAATGTTTGCGGCAGTGATAGTACCTGACACACCTAAACTGCTTAATGTGCCTACTGAGGTTATGTTTGGTTGAGCCGCTGTTGTTAATGTACCTGCTACTAAACTACCACCGATAGTTCCACTGTTCGCATAAACATTACCAGCAGTAATATTTGCTGTGACAGCCAACGAACTTAATGTACCAACTGATGTGATATTAGGTTGTGCCGCAGTTGTTACAGTACCTGCCGTCGTTGCGGCATTAGCATTACCACTTAAGTTACCAGTAAATGTAGTAGCACTGACATTGCCTGCACTAATATTACCAGTTACACTTAATGATCCTAATGTACCAACACTCGTTAAACTAGAATTGATAATACTTGATGCAAGCGTTGAGCCGGTTAAGTTGGCTGCGTTTGCTGTAATTGCGGCATTCGCTGCCGCAGTTAATTGACCTTGTGCATTTACTGTAAACGTAGCAACATAGTCTCCGTTACCATAACTTGCGGCTGTAACTGTAGTATTACTTAAGTTAAATGTTGATCCTACTAATGTAAGTCCTGTACCTGCCTGATATGTACCTGCACCTGAAAACTGTGCAAACTCAATATTATCTGTGCCGATAGTTGTTACTGTTGCGGTCTGTACCCAACCTGTGTTATCATATGTTGAGCCACCTGTTACGAATACGAAATCCCCTGCTTCTACTTCTGGTGTACTATTAAAATCAGTTGCACGTGTAATTACAGTACTACTTGTATACGTATAGATACCGTTATGTGCGGCATTGGCTTCATTCTTAACAAGAATACGTGTTCCAATAGTAGCAACGTTTACGCCATCAATTGTTGTATATGAACCAGTTGTTGTTAGTGTGGCACCTGCGCCACTTGTGCCATTATTATATGTAATTGTACCACTTGTTAGTGTCGCAAGTGTGTTTGTAGTTGCGGCAGCAACACTATCATGTATGTTTAATCCTTGAGCAACGTCATCAACATATTGCTTAGTTGCGGCATCTGTACCTGATACCGGTGTGCCAATATTACTAATTTTTGCACCCCAAACATCAACAACACCTGTACCTGTTGGTTTAATATCAACGTCTTGGTTACTACCGCTTGCTGATAATGTTAACAATCCGGTTCTTGATATCACATTATCTGATATCAAATTACCTTCTGCTGTAATATTACCACTGCTAAGTGCAGAAGTTAATGTGCCTAAACTTGTTATATTTGGCTGTGTGCCAGTTGTCAATGTACCAGTTACTAATGTACCACTTACATTACCGGATGTTATATTACCTGTAACAGCAAGACTTGTTAATGTACCTACTGATGTTATGTTTGGCTGTGCGGCTGTTGTTACTGTACCGGCTGTGTTTGCATTACCAGTTAAGTTACCAGTAAATGTTGCGGCGCTGACATTGCCGGCGCTGACATTTCCCGTTACAGTTAAACTTGTCAATGAGCCTACGCTTGTTATGTTTGGCTGTGCGGCTGTAGTTAATGTTCCACTTAATGTAGTTGCTACTACTTCGGTAGCACCTAAATTACCTACATTAGCATTACCTGTTATGTTTGCATATCCATTTATATTTGCACCGGTACTTGTTACAACAACAATATTACCTGAACCAGCGGCACTAACAGTTACATTACCGTTATTAAATGTTCTTACGTTTGCTGATCCATTTTGAATAGCAGTAGCATCAATACCTGTTAATTGACTACCATTACCAATAAAATATTGTGCTTCAACATTAGCAGTTGCAACAACTTTTCCTACTCCTAAATTGCCTACATTTGCATTGCCTGAAATATTAGCAGTGCCAGTAATGTTTGTCCCTGTTCCTGTAATAACAAGAACATTTGCATTACCTGCGCTAGAGAAAGTAAGATTACCATTAGCGAGGATGCTTAAATTACTATTTCCATTACTTAGATCACTAGTGCTTGTATTTGCATTACCTTCAATAGTAAAATTGCCGCCTTCAGGATTAGTAATAACAACACTATTTGCAGTAGTTGTGATAAGAGCATCGCCTAAAACAATAGTATTACCATTAAGATATAGATTATTCCAACGGTTAGTATTATTACCTAAACTATATGTTAAGTTTGCTGTTGGTACAATATTACCGGTTACTTCCATACCGGTACCAGTGACATTAACTACGTTTGCATTGCCGGCAACACTTATACTTACGTTACCACCGCTTGAAGTAATATCTACATTACTATTGCCATTGCTTATGTTTGCAGTATTAACAGTTAGAGTAGCCCAATCTAAATTACCTGTTCCGTCGGTTTGTAGATACTGACCGTTGCTACCACCTGTAATGTTGACACAACCGACATTACCTAAAAATGATATACCCCCTACTGTTAGGTTTCCTGTAGAGTTAATTGCATCGGCCAATAAGGTATCACCACTTCGGATTTCCTCAATAGTTAATGTTGATGAATTTGCTACTAACGGATACTTATTTGCCATTTTTACTGTCCTTCAATCTATTTATTCTCATACTGTAGCAACGTTAATGATAGTTCCACTTCGTAATCTTACTGGATATTTTCTTAATACGATAGTAGGATTGACCGTTAAAGTTGAATTGTCTCTCATAGTAACATCTATATAATTCGCAGGTAGTGTTTTCCAGCCCAATCCCTGCACTGAACTGTTTGATGTTATCGTTAATACTTGCTGTAATGCACCTGCTGATTCAGGCACATAAAATGATGCGTTATTTGCTGTTAGAGGTGCTAAGAAACTAACCGTATTTCCAGGAGTTGTTTGAAAATTTATACCAACATTTGATCCAACTGTGACTATGTTTCCGGTTGATAGTGTGTTAGTAATCTTATTGAATAAAAATTTTCCACTGCCTCCAAAACTTCCAGCATCATTAAACTGTACATACGTATTAAATCCGCCGGGGGTGCCACCACCTCCGGTTTGTGCTGCCCAACTTAAATTGCCGGCGCCATCCGTACTCAGTACATAATTTGGGCTACCACCTGTTATCGTTATGTTACCTACGGGGCCTAAATTGGCAGTACCCGTTAAGACCACATTGGTCATAGTAACAGTATTAGATACAACTGTTAATGAATTGCTCCAACTTCTATTGCCATTAGTGTCTGATGTGAAAAAACTACCATTACTAGTAGGAACTCCTAAGTCAGGTTCTGCATTTTGTAAGTTTAACCAGTTATAACGGTTTGGATCCGCATTTGTCGCTGGGACCTTTTTGACTCTACCGCTAATTAATCCTGTATTTGTTCCCATTATGTAGTCTCAAGTATACTCACTGTAAGTTTGATTTGAGAGTTTGCGTTTGCAATTACTCCCATTGAATTTCCTGCTTCCAGTACTAACTTACCAGTAAGCATACTTGCTGCATCACCTACTGGTATTGTAAAATCTTTTGTTATTTCTGTGTTACCATTTATCGATGTGTAAAAAGTAACGTTTGCATCACTGTTGCCTACATTAGTTGCTTGTGCTAATAATATGATTGTTGTCGTTGCGGCGGGAGTTGTATAAAATGTATTACCAACTGTTGTCGCATCTACTGCATATGATTTGAATGTATTGATTGCTGATGGCATTTGCGTATCCTTTTAATTCTCTAATGCTAGTATATATGGCGTTAATACAGCAAACAAACTTTTATCAAATGTAGTACCTGTAATCACTCCGGCTTCTTCATTAATAACTAATCCTGCACCAATTCTAAAATCACCAAACTGATCAGTACTTGTCCAATTCACAATACCACCATTGGCTTGTATTACTTCATTTACTTGAATTGGAATACCACCTAATCTAGGTGTGGCTGTCAAAATATTAGTTCCTGTTCCTACGTATTCAAATGTTTGTCCTGATGCACTAATAAAACTTGGTTGATAAAAACTTACACCTGCGCCAGCACTAGGCGTAGTACCGGGAGGTTGATCAAACGTTATACTGCTTTGACCACTAGCAAGTGCAGTGGCAGTTTTTACGGTATACCAAGTGGTGTCACCTGCAAATTGAAAACTATCATTAACTGCAGGACGCTGTGGTAAATTGTTAACAACAACTAATCCATTTTGAAAACTTACAACATTACCACTATATAGTAACGCACTCTTACCATCAGCCCACAATGCGTAATCACCAAAACTATTATTACTGTTTGATACTGAACATTGTCCTCCGCTTTCGCAGTGAACGCCTATAGTACAACAAATAGTAAAAATACTTACCAGTTGAGCATAGCCTGAATTTGTAATGTGTATCCCTTTGCCACCTTGATTAAATTGTGTGTAACTATCTAACACCATTGACTTAAGTCCACTTGCTAAACTTCCGTCAATACGCATTCCACATCCTGTTGTAGTTATAGAACTACAGTTTTGTATATATGGACTTGTTGTGATTGCGCCGGCACCTGCACTAGGAAATGCTATTGCTGCTGAAGGATTTAAATGGTCTCTAAAAGTTATACCAGTAACATAACATTTGTTACGTACATGAAAAATGTCTGACGTAGGCGTTGCTGGTCTAACTGTAACTGTTCTTAAATTATCTCCAACTATACTTACCCCTGCCGGAACACTTACTGGGTTAGTTTCAGTATAGTCCCCTGACTTAACAAATATAGTAGTACCTGATGTGGCTACCGCACATGCGCCGGCAATAGTAAGTTTAGCACTATCTAATGTTGTACCGTTATTACCATCATTGCCATCTTTACTTACATAAAGAACATTTGTTGCATCTCCAACGGTTGACCAATTTAGTATACCGCTACCGTTAGTTCTAAGAAACTGTCCGTTAGTTCCACCAGTAATTGTTACGTTTCCTACACCACCTAAATTAGCAGTTGAAGTTGCAACAAAATTATTTGTAGTAAATGTGGTGGTTGTTTTGTTGAATGTTAATCCTGCGTTACCTGCAAAAACACCACTATCATTAAACTGAACTTGAGTATTATTACCGCCGGGTGTTCCTGCACCCGCACTACCACTTAAATCAATTAATATACCATCTACTTCAAACTCACCTTCAATGTCTATTGGTTCGTAAAAAAGCCCTTGAAAGTTTTCTTCAACAATATATGATTCACCATTAGGTATCAAATATGGCATCACCGCAGCACGATTTGACGTAGCGTTTAAATCCGTAAAACTTAATACGCCGTTACCGTCTGTTATAACTACTTGACCATTACTGCCACCTGTAATTATAACATTAGCAATGGGACCTAAATTACTAGTCCCAGATACAGTTAAGTTGGCTGCTGAGAAATTGCCATCTGCATCGATGACAATATTCCCATTATATAATCCAAAGCCACCATCGCTGTTTAAAGACTTTAATGCCATAATTAAATCGTTCTAAATTGTGTTGTCCAAACTGTGCTGTTGCTACTTGCAGGAGTTACTTGTAATGCTACGTTTGCACCTACAACATTAACAGCCAATGTACCTGTTGCACCGCCTAAGGCAGCAGTTGCATATGTTATATAATCAACTGATGTTCCATTTGTTACTGCGGTTACTGTTGCAACACTATACTTACTTCCTGTACTATCAACACCCTTAACAATGAATTCATATCCTGTTATACCTGATGTTGGTAGTGTAGCAATTGTTTGATTACCTGTAATAGCACTAGTTGTTACGGTTGCCCAATATACTGCGGTATTGCCTAATATAATTGCGTTGGCTACATTAGCATCGTTAGCAAACAATGTACTTGAAACATTCAAGTTACCGACAATATTACCACCTGTTGCGGTTACTACAAGTGAGGTGTTACCACCTGCTGTAATATTGACATTACCATTAGTTGTCGGTATCGCAACGTTACTTGTACCATTTATCAATGTGCCAGTAAAGAAGTTTGCAGTTGCTAAGTTACCTAAGTTAGCATTTGCGGCACTGATATTGCCACTAAAGTTTGCAGTATTACCTGCAATATTATTGTTGACAGTCAAGTTTGGTAATATTACATTACCACTAAAGTTTGCAGTATTACCTACTAACTCTAAGTTAACTGTTAAGTTTGGTAATATTACGTTACCACTAAAGTTTGCTGTATTGCCACTTAGTTCTAAGTTTACATCAAGGTTGTTTACTTGAACATTGCCACTGAAGTTTGCTGTATTGCCAGCAAGTTCTAAGTTAACAGTAGCATTACTTGTTACTAGGTTAGCACTTACATTTGCATTTGTTGTGTTTAACCAATTGTTTGATGTAATATTATTTGATGTAGTATTTCCACCTACTGTTAAGAAACTGCTTACATCACTATTGTTGCTATAGATATTAGCATTACTATCAATGTCATAAGTTACTTGGACGTTTCCAGCAACAGTTAAGTTGCCAGTAATATTCGCAATGTTACCGATACTTAAATTGTTTGCAGTAACATTACCATTACCTGCATTGTTCCAAGTAATGCTTTGGAAGGTTGCATCACCTATATTTGGTGTTGTTAAGTTAGCACTAGATTTAACAACGATATTACCACCGACAATATCTGTAGTTACTCCATCGATGTTTGCACTGATTGTTGTGCCGGTGATTGCAATACCATTACCTGCGCTATATGAGCCGGCTGCACTAAATTGACTGAATTGTATGTTTGTTAATCCAAACAATATCTCGCCGACCGGTGTAGTCAATACATACGAACTACCTGCATAACTACTACCATTTTGTACAAAGAAGTAATCGCCGTAACCTAATGCGCTTGTTGATACAGGGCTGTATGTATCTTCATCTGTCGCTCTTGTCAATACCCATGTAGTTGAACCGTTACCCACTGTTGTTACAGTATAGATACCGTTTTCGAATTGATTTGTTTGACCTTGAACAAGAACTCTATTTGTTGATGCTAATGCAACGCCATCGATAGATATTGCCGCATTTGCACCTGCATTGGTAAGTGTTGCACCAACACCAGTGTTTGCTCTTGCCGTCTGTGATAAGCCAGTACCATTAGTCAATGTTGTGACTTCAGCACCGAAATATCCTGCTTTAACTGTGATAGTATCGGCTGCTGGAGTGCTATACACGAAATATGGATCGTTACTTACAAGACCGTTGAATGAGTTATCCCATGCAAGTTCGTCACCTATGCTTAATCCATGAGCCGCACCAAACTGTATTGTCTTGCCGCCAGTGATTGCTATAGTTGTTAATACACTACCACCATTAGCATATGTAGCATTTAGGTTAGTTGTACTTGTTACACGAACTGCTGTATGAATTGTTAGACCTTGTGCAGTATTGTCAACATATTCTTTTGTTGCCGCATCTCTTGGATTTACAGGATCAGCAAGTTGAATAATGTTCTTTAAACTTACGTCAACTGCACCAGTACCTGTTGGTACAAGAATAATATTTTCATTACTACCCGCTGCACTAATTGTTAGATTGCCAATTGGAGCATTGATATTAGCAGTTCTTACACTACCAAATAGTCCTTCACCTGTTATATTGGCATTGGCGCCATTTATTGTTCCGTTAGCACTTACATTGCCATTAGCAAGCATGTTACCTGCTGTAGAATCAATATCGCCAACAACGTATAATCTGTTGCCAGAGAATGTAGCAATGTTTGCTACACCATTAATACTAATTTCAACGTTAGCATTACTATAAACTTTTACGTTACTGTTACCATTTGCTAATGCACCAACTAAGTTAGGTGCAACAATATTACCTGTAAAGTTTGCAGTGTTACCACTTAGTTCTAAGTTTACAGTCAAATTAGGAACGATTACGTTACCACTAAAGTTTGCTGTGTTACCTGAGAACTCTCCATTTACTGTTAGGTTACTTGCAACGTTTACATAGTTGGCAGTTGCAACGTTACCTAAGTTTGCATTCAATGATGTTAAGTTACCACTGAAGTTTGCAACGTTACCTTGCAACGTAGTATTGACTGTCAAGTTAGGAACAATTACGTTACCACTGAAGTTTGCTGTATTACCACTTAGTTCTAAGTTAACTGTTAAGTTAGGTACAACTAAGTTACCCGATAAGTTTACATTAGCAGCAGTTAGATTACCTGTTACATTTGCATCAACAGTTGTAAGAGTATTGGATACGTTTACGTAGTTAGCGATTGCTAAATTACCTAAGTTTGCATTATTAAACTGAGCATTACCTAATACTGTAAATTGTTGTGTTGCATCGTTATAGGTAAAGTTTGCACTTGCCGCAAAGTTATTACCCATATTGTATTGAATCTGTGTATTTGCTCCGGCTGCTTCTTGGAAGTCCCATGGAGTACCGTTAGCATACAACAAGTTATCAGTACGCACATTGCCTGCTTGCATCGTATTAGTAACATTTACGTTACTTGATACATTGACAAAGTTTGCTGTCGCTAAATTACCTAAGTTAGCATTGGCCGCGGTTAGGTTGCCTGTAAAATTAGCAACGTTGCCTGCCAATGTTGTATTAACAGTTAAGTTTGGAACAATTACGTTACCACTAAAGTTTGCTGTGTTACCGGCAAGTTCTAAGTTTACTGTTACATTATTTGATACTACATTACTTGCAACATTTACAAAATTAGCAGTTGCAAGATTACCTAAGTTAGCATTAGCCGTTGTTAGATTACCGGTAAAGTTTGCAACATTACCTGCTAATGTTAAATTAACAGTTAAATTAGGTAATACTACATTGCCAACAAAATTTGCAGTGTTGCCTGCTAACTCAAGATTAACTGTTAAGTTGTTACTAATTGTATTACTTGCAACGTTTACATAATTTGCTGTTGCTAAGTTACCAAGACTTGCGTTTAATGAAGTCAAATTACCACTGAAATTTGCTACATTACCATTAATCTGATTTGCAACGTTTACATAGTTTGCTGTTACTAGATTACCTAAATTAGCATTTGTGCTAATAATATTACCAACAACTTCTAGGACATTAGTTACGGGATTGAAAGTGAAGTTTGGGCTGGCAGCAAAATTATCATTTAAATTATATTGAATCTCATAATTGGCACCGGCTGCAGCCTGCAAGTCCCAAGGTACACCGTTACTATAATACAAATTGTCAGTTTTAACACCCCAAGATGCATTAGCATTAGATATTAATAAATTACCGCTAAAAGTTGCGGCACTTGCAGTAATGTCTCCATTAGCAAGTATTACATTAGCAGGGGTTTCTCCTACTGAGAATCCGCCTACTGAGTTTAGTGGTTTAAGTGCCATTTAAAAATCCCCTGTCCTATCTATATTTATCAAAAATTATTCTTCGTAAACTGTCATTTGTATCTTATACGTTGACAAGTTTGTAGTAACCGGTTCAACATAAAGCGTTACTGATGCAGGAACAATGATGTTTCCTGGATCATATCCCACTGTTAAATTACCAACCATACCATTTACATTCAATGAACTATATTCGTTATAGTTACATGTTGCTTGAAACATAACCGCAGATAACTTACTTACCTGTCTGTTACCCGATGTTGAATCTGTTGCTATCACGGTGTAGTCAACACTAGACACACTATTTGCAGTTAATGACACTAATGCTGTATTTGCCATTGTTGCAGTAGTAGCAAAGAATACATTGGATCTAGAAAACTTGTATACTCCTGATCCAATTTCAATTGAATTAGCAATCAAATTACCAGCAATATTAAATGTGTTTGTAACTTCATTAAATGTTAAGTAAGGGCTTCCACCAAAGTCACCTGAATCATTATACTGAATTTGTGTATTAGACCCACCCGGTGTTCCGTTGCCACCGCCGCCGCCACCTGCGCTCCAAGTTAAGTTACCTGTGCCGTCTGTTGTAAGTACATACCCGTTAACGCCACCTGAAATATGAATATTAGCAAGTGTTCCTAAATTAATATTAGGAGAACCTGAAAAATTAACGTTTGCTAAACTACGTAAACTGCCGGGATAGTTAATTCGTAAATTACCATTAACGGTAACGTTACTTGCAAATGTTGCATTACCGGCTGAAACGTTACGTGAAAGATTTATATTACCTGCAACTATATTACCTGAGAATGCAGCGTTACCTGAACTTGTTATATCCCCAGTAATATCCAAATATAATAAATTGCCTACACTTGTAATATTACTTTGATTTGGCTGTATAACATAATTTGCTACATCTGATGCAATGCCTGTTAAATAATAACCATTACCTACAAAATAGCCATTGGCTTGAATATTTGCATTACTTGTAATATTCCCAACGGCAGTAATGTGACTTACTGCGTTTACTGTTGGTACTGTAAGGGTGTTTGTAGTTTTATCGAAAACAAAATCTACATCCCCACCAAATACACCATTATCATTATACTGTACTTGTGTATTACTACCACCAGGAACTGCGGCGCCGCCGTTACCACCTGCTGCCCATGTTAAATTACCAGTACCGTCTGTTTGTAGGAAATAGCCGTTGTTACCACCTAAAATATTTAAGTTAGCAACATCTCCTAAAGTTAATGTGTTTCCATTCCATGTAACGTTAGGTATACCACCAAAACTACCGGCATTATTAAATTGTAACTGAGTATCGTTACCGCCGGGTTCTCCTGTGAACGACTGTCCATTAGCAAATCTATAGTATGTTGCATAAAAAACATTGGCCGCTACATTACCTAAGGTGTTAACGTTAGTTACAACATTTCCGTTGGCATCGACTACTGCGACTGCCGGTATACCTGCGGAGTAACCCGCTATACTGTTGAATGGATCTGCTGACATTATTCTATTTCCCTTATTACATATTTATCATAAACAAGCATATTGGGTAGTCAAAAAAGAACCAACGGGATCTTTTTTCTAAATAGTATAATGCTAACTCAACAACCACCAAGACCCATTTGTATCAATTGCAGAAATGCTCTTTCAAAGCCTAATGGTACAAGTAAAAAAGGATTTGTAAAATGGCACAAATACTGTGCTGATTGTTCTAAAGGTATATACAGTCCTAAATATAAACACCTATTAGAAAAGAAAAGTAAATGTGATAAGTGTGGATTTGTCGCAGAGGATCGTTGTCAACTTGATTTAATTTATAAGGACAACAATAAAAACAATCTAACAAAAAAGAATCTGATGACATTGTGTGCAAACTGTAGTAGACTCTATAAAAAGAAAAGTAAAGTAAGTAAAAAATCTATATTAAACTTGACAGTAGATGCAGATATTAGAATCATTTAATCGATAACAATTTCAACTTACTGAATATAACACAATAAAAATATCCAATATCGAATTCAAACTTTTTACGACTTAGTTTTACACTAGCAGGATCCAAATGATGATTATTATGTAATTCCTCACCACCTATTATAATGCCCCAAGGCGATATATTATGACTGTTATCTTTAGTGATACCGTTTCTATAACCTATATAATGTCCTATACCATTAATAACTCCAGCAGCCCAAAAAGGTATCCATATCATTTGTATAGACCAAATCAATAATCCCCAATATGAAAAACAAAGTAAATTTATGGCTAATAGCAAAGTAATTCCTAACCATGGATACTTTGTATAAAGATTTTTCTCTATCCAATCATCAGGTGTTCCTACACCATATTGTTTTACCATGTCAGCATCTTTGGCTGCATTAGCATATAGAAATACGCCTCCAAATAAAACACGCCATATTCCAAATACTTTAGGACTATGCGGATCGTTAAACTCATCGCTAAATCTATGATGCTTACGATGTATGGCTACCCATTCTTTAGTAACCATGCCTGTTGTCAACCAAAGCCAAAAACGCATGAAGTGACTTAGTATTGGGTTAAACTGTATTCCCCTATGTGCTTGACCACGATGTAAGAATAGAGTGACACATATTATAGTAATATGGGTTGCTATGAGGGTGTATAGTATTTCGAACATATACTATTTAGCCACATGTGCTTAATATCCTCTCAGCAATCTTTTCAGCAAAAGCATTACTGGGATGAACTCCATCAGGAAAACAACGTTTGTTGTCTTTCATGTGTTTGATTATAGTTTCATACTTTTTAGTTTCTTCTTCTAAAACATCTATACCAAATAATTTTATATTGTGCAAAAGCCAATCTTGGAACACTAAGCATTGGGACTCTGGTAAAGTTTTTCCTAGTATTTCTGATCTCCAATCATATACTAATAAATCTGCCCAGTCATATTTGTTTGGTTCATATACTGCTGCTTGACCTCCTATTATTGCCCATTTAGCAGTGGGAGCCAAATCTTTCATTTTCATTATTTTCTTATATGTTAAGTTACTTAACTGCTTAAGTACGTCATCGTAACTACTAACACTATTCCAATCAATTTTACTTCTGTCTCTAGTTATTTCTGTAAACATCCAAACTATTAGATCCGTTTTAAATAAGTGTTTGGTTCCATATAGGAAGGTAATACCTGAAGATATTGAGTCCATATTAGAACCACCAAACAAAGATTTATTAAAAACATAATGACCTTTTGAAAACATATAGTTTTCAATGCTTAGTGTATTGTCATTTGATAATGAGGACGTTCCCCAACTATCACCAATTATTAATATGTTCATAACAATATTTAATAAGCATTATCTTATAAAAACAAAAAGGGGACCGAAGTCCCCAATTTGTTCTTCCCATCCCGAAAGAAGATTTGATTATTGGAATGTAAGGTTCTGAACAGCGATCTCACCAACGTAGTCAGCAGCATTACCGAAAGATGATGCTGTGTTAGTTAATTCGATGTAACCATAACGTGTCATAAATGATACGACTGGTTCGAATGTTGATGGATCAAGAACAACACCACTGCTCATCAATGGAATGTATGGGCAGTAGAATGCTGCTGCGTCAGTTTCGCTTGAACCCTTATAACCAACTAATACAGGTTGTGTATCAGGAGCATATGAGTTAACGAATACACGCATTGCACCGTTCAATGTACCAACAAACTTAGTATTTGTTGGAGCCTCGAATGTACCTTCTGTTGTACGTGCAAATGCTGATGTTGTTGCTGACTGAAGAACAGTCAATGATGCTGGGCTAACAACACACCAGTTACCTGCGCCACGACGGGTACGTTGTGCGATCAAGTTAGCAACACGGTTAATCAATACTGCAAGAGCAGCATGCTCGTCACCAACATAAGTTGCAGTACCAGAAACTGTTGCCTGGTTGTATGTGAACTCAGTTGATGCTAATGTTGCTAATGACAACAAGATTTCCTGGTCAATTTCAGCAGTGATTTCTTGTGCAAGTGCTGCCATAATCTCTGCTTCAACGTCGATGCCATGCTGTGACTGTGCGTCCTGAGCGGCTTCGAATGTCCATCTTGCTTGTAACTTACGTGATTTGGCTTCAACAGCCTGACGTAAGATTTGTACGCTGATCTGCTTACCACCGTTACCTTCAAGCGTAGCAGTGTCATTACCAGTGTAGTAATTTGTTGTGCTTGTTCCTGATGGTACACGTGAGTATGCCTGAGCAATCTTGAATGGGCTCAATGCTTCTTCACCTGCTGTTACAGATGTTGCGGCTGCTGAGTTGTCAGTCAATGACTGTGCATAACGTACACGTAATGTGTGAATCTGACCAACTGGGCCGGTCATTGGCTGAACACCAACCAACTCGTTAGCAATAACAGTTGGCATCACACGACGGATAACTGGAAGAATAACGCGGTTTAATGTTGCGATATTACCTGCAGTTGTTGTACCTGCTGTAGATTCAGCAAGTAACTGCTTCTTTGTGTTCTCAAGGAGAACACCCATTGTTGAGCGGCGAGTGCCTTTTAAGCCTTCTAACAGGGCATCTTTGGTCTCGTCCCAACGGCTTTCTAATAGAACTTTTGACATTTTTAATTATCTCCTAATATGTCTTAAAAAAATTAAAGCCCTGCCAGACGCTTGATATCGATAACGTTATCACGTCCTTCGAAATCTTCTTTAACTTCTTTCTTGGCAGATTTATCCCCAGTAGCCTCTGTAATAACTGATTCAGATAAAGTTGACTTTTCGGTCTTCTTTACTTCTGAGCCAGTATTCAGAACTGCTGGTAGATACTTATCAAAAGCATTCTTCAATTTTGGTGTCTGAATGCTTTCTAACAGGCTCTTCATTACCTGAGCCTTCTCGTTGTTTAATGGTGCTAGAAGTTCATCTAGTACCTTTTCACGCTGAGTTGACTCTTTAATAATGCGAACTTCCTTTTCTTTGCTTTCCACTATCTTTTGTGCTTGCGCAACTTTGCTAGTGGCTTCGGCTAATTGCTTTTCTTTTTGTTCAAGTGTTGCGATTAACTTGCGAGTTTCAGCCTTCTCATTGAGATGAGTAACGCTAAATTCACTTGCAAATGCTTCGAACAACTTACGTCCAAAATTATTTTCTTTAGCCTGCTTGATATCTTCCCTAAGTTGTGACATTTCACCTTTGAGATGATGAGTAACAATCTTGTTGATTCTTTCTGCACTTTCAGCAACAAACTTGTGCTTAAGTGCTTCCAGTCTCTTACGACCTTCAGCAACCAATTTAACTTTTGCTTCAACGACTGCTTTCTTGTCCTGTGAGAATTCTTTGATTTCACGGGCAAGTGCGTGTACGATGAACTTCTCAAGTTTTTGTTGATTTTCCATCATTGCTTTACGGTCTGAACGTAGTTCTTTGATTTCTTCTGCTAACTTAGTTACCATAAAATCATTAAACTTAGTAGCATGTTCACGCAATTGTAACTTTGCTTTAACACGATCCTCGTTCATTGATTGTCTTTCTGAATGAAACTCTGAAATTTCAGTTGAAAGACTTTCTGTTACCATCTTGTCAAGGGCTTCAACCATCACACTTCTATCATGCTCGTAACGTTGTGCGAACTCTTCTCGTAGTTCAGCACGTACTTGCTCACGGGCCTCATTGAGTTTTGTTTCCCATGCCTCATTTAGAGACTGAGCAACATCCTCTTTGATTAAACCGCTTTCAAGTAATGGTTTGATAGCATCTAACATGCTGTGTTCCCCTTAATTGATTTTGAGGTCCTTAATGAGGCGCATTACTTCCTCCTTAAGAAACTTCTCTACTTTTTTGTCACCTTTAGCGTCCTTAGCAATATCCAACAACTTATGACCATGCCTCATATTCATCATGCCCTCATAAATTGCTTTAGGATATGCGTTTGGTGCGCTAGGTTGAGCGACAATATCCACTGTGATTATTTCGAAATCACTGACGCGGCCGTCCATGTCGTTTACATTACCTGATCCACGACTGGATACTCCGAGTTTGACCCCACTAGTGAGCATAGTTTTTACTAACTCGCCCATTGGTGTTGGTAAAATCTTCAATTTACCGAATCCATTTGCACCGTCCATCCACATCTGAGTAATCATATGTGATACACGATCCAAGTTAATCTTTAGATCATCTGGGTGATCTACTTCCCCTAACACTGAATAACCAGTTTGAATTTGCTCGTTAAGAGTATTGACTGCATTCTCAATTTCAGAAACGGGGTAAACACGCTCATTTGCGTTCTTTACCCCACCCTGAATGAAAATCCCCTTCATATATAGGGATTTTCCATTATGGTCATCCATTGACTCGACCACCATATTTGCGCGGTCAAATGTTAGATGTTCTTTGAGATACAAAGCCATTTGTTCTCAGTTTCCTTACTTCGCAACTGGGCTCTTAGTATTTGCTCCATTATCGCCCTTCTTAGGAGCGGGAGCCTTACTTAAGTCAGCGCCTTTATGTCCAGGGGCATTCTTAAAGTTACCTGCTCCTGGAAGATTGCCTTCGCCTTTGCTATATGCATTGCTTGGGCCTTTTGGACTTGTTGGAACTGTTTCTGCTTGACCACTGAATTTCACTGGCTTGCTATCCATTCCTGCTTGTCCGCTATTCTGTAAGCCTGGGCTCTTTGTTTGAACACCGTTGTCACCGTGAGTAACACTTACTTTTTGAAGTTGTACTGCTTCCATCATTTCTTCTGAAGCAACTTCTTCTTCGTCACCCATGTCCATGTCTGCTTCGTCACCCATGTCATCAGCACCTGCGCCACCGCCCATGATATCTTCGAATTCAGCCATCAACTGGTCTAATTTGTCCTCGATGCGAATGACTGCATCTTCCATGCCTTCACCTTCTGCATCACCTTCATCGCCTAAATCTTCTTCACCGTCTGCTTCGAGGTCAAATACTTCTTCTTCCTCTTCTTCTTCGGTTACTCCTGATTCTTCAGCATTAATTTCGTCAAGAAGGTCGCCTACTTGGCCAACCATTTCGCCTTCTTCCATGCCATCTTCCATACCTTCTTCGATAGCATCAGCCTCATCATCTTCGGCTTCCATCATCTCTTCGTCCATAATGGACTCATAGATTTCGCGGCTCTTTTCGACTACGATTTCGTGAAATAATTCACGTGCTTGTTCTTCATTCTCATTGATAAT